CAATCCATAAACGCCCTTGGAATACACATTGCAATAGATGGCAAGATTGGAGCACAAACTGAAAATGCCGCATTCCAAGAGGACGCTCACCAATTATGTTTAATGATTAAAAAATACAATGATGAGCATTATAAAAATATAGCTGACAGACGACCAGATTTGAGCAATAATCTCCGAGGTTGGTTGGCCCGTGACCAGCAGATGATCCAAACTTTCGCCTAATGAATTACACCAATAATCAGAATTGCAACTCAAACAACTATTGCGGTTGTGGACAGCAATATCCTATTGTGCCTGGATCTAATCCTAGTCTCCAAACATGGAATGGTCAGAGGTTTGTTGTAGCTGATGGCTCTATCCAGTTGCCAATCTACTTGCCAAACTTGGAGCAATTTGATCCTACGCAAGTGTCAAATGTGATTGGCATGAGTTCCACGGGTCAGTTGATAAGGTTTGCTGATGTTCAGTATGCTCCCAATAATGCATTGGTAACTGCAACAGGCTCTACCACGCCCAGAACTCTTGCTAATCGCTTTGCTGATGTTACCAACGTAAAAGATTTTGGAGCTAAAGGAGATGGAACTACTGATGATACTGCTGCTATACAGGCTGCTATTAATTTTGCTAAAACTAATTTGTTTGCGGTTTATTTGCCATCTGGTAAATATTTAATTAATTCTTCTTTAACTGCTGATTATCCCTTAACAATGTTTGGGGATGGTGGGCAAGGATTTTCTAATCCCACTCCATCTTCCTTGTCATATACAGAACAAGGGTCAGTAATTATTTCAAATGTTACGACAGACTATGCGCTAAAAGTTAATCCATCTAGTTTCGCATTTGGGTTAAGTTTACGCAATTTTTCAATTGTTGGTTATGGTTCAACTGTTGCCTATGGTGGACTTTACTTAAATAATGTTGGATGGACGGGGATTGTTGAAAACATAACACTGGATAACTTTATTAATTCATCTTTGTCTATTGATTATATCCAAGATACGCATTTTATTAATGTTACTTGCGTAAGAAGCGGATCAACGGCTTCTGCTCCAATAGTAAATATTACAAATAATTCAAACTACCTATATTTTCTTGATTGTCATATTGAATTTGGAAATTATTTACTGCGATCAAGCGGGGGAGCATGGGAAGTTCATTTTACAAATTGCCATATAGAAAGTGGCGATTACGGGGGGTCTCTTGGCCCTTCATTTGAAAAAAGATATTCGAGTTCACCATTTACCTGCGTTGGAAGTGAATATAATTGGTATTTTACTAATTGCACATTTGTCCCAGTGAGTGTTGATGCATTAGTTTCATTTAATGGCGGGAGTAGATCATCACAACCAGTTTATGTAACTGGAAATTCTAACAACTCATTTTTTTCTTTTATTGGTTGTTTTTGGATTGCTCCATCAAATGCAATTAATCCAATCTATTTTACTGGTGATTTTACAAATCACTTGATGAATAATTGTTCTTTTAAAAGCATTAACCCAATTACAAGTTCTATTATATTTGGAATGTGTACAGTTACTTCATGTAATTTTAATTTTTATGAAGGTTGGAATAGTTCTACATTATATGGAGTTACTGTTAATCGTGGAATTATTTCTAATTGCACATTTGGTAATTCTGCAGGAGGAACAACTAAATCTACTGGATATTTAATTTATAGCTCTACAAATAACATATTATTTATTTCTAACAATCAATATAACATGGGAACCACCCCTTATGGTTGGGCTAATCAATATGTAAACACAAGCGGAGAAACAAATGCTCTTGGTAATTATACATATACTACAAGTGGGGCAATAAATATGGAGCTTGTTCCGCTGGGATATACTCTTTATACAACAACATCTGGTCTAACTATAACAAGTATGACAAATTGCCAAAGGGGAAGAAGCGTAAAAATATTTAATAATTCTGGATCTGGAACAGTGAATTTTGTAAATGGAATTGTATATCCAAAAACAGCAAATAATTTAACAATGGCAGGATATAGCCAGTATCTTTTTGTTGCAGATATTAATGGGCAGCTTATTCAAATAACCTCTTAATTATGCCCTGCTACAATACAGTCCCAATCAGCATAATTCCTCCTACAGGACAAGGGCAAGGCCCGCTTGTCTGGCAGAATGGTAGCCAGATCAATAGGCTGAATATTCCCCTTAATCCAAGCTGGCTTGTTTTTGATGGCAGTAAAACACGATGGGGTGATGGATCGGCACAGGCTCCTATTTACCTTCCAAGTCTTCAGCAAGTTCAGCAAAGCACTATTAATTATTCCGTAGGGTTGAATACTTCTGGTCAGCTTGCAGCTTACGCTAATACTACAGTTAATCCCAATAATGCACTCGTAACTGCAACTGGTTCTACCACACCTATAACTTTAGCCAATCGTTTTGCTCAAATTGTTAATGTTCTTAATTTTGGTGCAGATCCAACGGGTATTACTGATTCAACTTCTGCAATAACTGCTGCTTGCTCATCCCTTGCTTTAAATTCTACTTTATACTTCCCTACTGGAACTTATAAATATAGCAATGGGCTTTCTTTATTACAGGGTGGAACAATACAAGGGGATGATGCTGTTTTAAATTATATTGGAAATGGTTATGCTGTAACGCTTGGGCCATCTGGACTTACTGCACCAGATTTTGGATTGTATGTAGTGGATGGTTTAACATTTATTGGGGGAGCTTCAATGACACATGGGATTTACATTAACCCATATGTTGTTTTTCCGAAAATTACTAATAACTATTTTAAGGATTTTGGATCAAATAGCACAACCGCATTTGCAGTATTTGCACAATATAATAATTGGCATGTTTTTGTAAGTTCAAATAGTTATATCAATACTCGTTATGTAACTACTAATTTTCTTCGCACTAATGGTTATTCAACTACGGGAAGTAGTGATGGAGGAAATACTCATTTAATTTGTACAGGAAATACAGTTTCTTCAATTGCTGGCGTTGGTGGAATAGGAATTTGGAACATGGGAGTAGGAGATATTATTACCAATAATAAAATTGAAGGATTTTCTCCAAATATAAGAATAGGATCTACTGGAAATGCAACTGAAGTTGCTGAAAACTATTTTGAGTGTACACCCGCAAGTGGAAATAATAATTGTATAGAATTTGGAGATCCGTCAGGGGGTTATAATACTACTGCTTATGTATTAGGAATTAAAATACATAATAATTATTGCAATTTACATCAAACCGATTATAATAATTCTGGAAATTTTATTGCACCTTCTACTGGAAATGTTACAACTGGTTTGCAGTATGGTTCAAATGTTTCTCACAATAGATTTGCTTCAACAAATTCTTCTATACCTACTGTTAAATTAAATAATATTTCATCACAAATTAATAATTTAGGATGGGATAATATGGATATTGGAACTGGAGTAGTTTCTCCTTTGATTTCATCAGGTCAATATATTTCTGCATGGAAGGGCGATCAAGGAAATGCAATTACTCTTGCTTCAAATGCAGCAACTCAATCATCACCACAAGCTGCAACAGCAAGATTAACAATAGATGGATATGTTCAACTTTCTGGAATATTAACTTCTTCTGGAACAACAATTACAACAGGAAATGATCTTGCTTATTTAATATCTAGTTATGTTCCTAATAGAAATGTTCTAGTTCCTGTTGCTATAGGGGGAACTGGAGGAGTTGTCACATGGTTAAATATATCTAATGCTGGAACTATTGCTTGTGGTACAAATATTACAACTTCTACTTTGCTTTACTTGGATAGCGTTCGTTATAAATTAAACAATTAAAATGCCCTGCTACAACACGGCTATAATCAGCACTTGATCTTTTCTTAAAAACCAACTACAACTAAAAAACTATGGCTTGCGGATGCGACAATAATGGATGGGGTGGATGNGGATGTGGAAACACAGTCCAGTATGCACCTTCAGCCTGTAACCCTAATTTCCCNACAACTTGCACCGCATTGGGGCAGGGTGTAATCCAGCGTGTAGTTGGAGAGGATTCTGGTTCTTGTAAATACACTGTCCCTACTTTTAACTCCAATAGCTTGCTTTCATATAATGCTTCTACTGGTCTTGTAAATTGGGCTGATGGCACTTCTGATAATCCTATTTATATTTCTCCAAATACACAAACGCAAACATCTGGAAATCTTCTTGCAACATCTGCTTTGTCTGGAAATTCTGGACAACTTGTTGAACTCTTTCCTGCATCTACAACAGAGGCAACTTTCCTGATTGTTCCAATTGGAGGAAGCACAGTTAATTGGGGAACCATCGAGAACCTTATTCCGAGCCAAGGTATAGTTTATAAGAATGCTTCCAATGTAGTTGTTCAAGCACCACTTGGAACCGCTGGTCAGGTTCTTACAATGGTTGGTGGAGTTCCAGCTTTTGCCACACCAGCTACAAATGGATTTGTTGATGCTCGTTCCGTAAACATATCATATGCAAGCGTTACTTCATTAAGTGTAAATTTTGGCAATCTAGTTGTTAATAGTGTAGCTGGAAACAGTATTGCTATTAATAATTCTTCTGCTTACACACTAAATCTTTCTACCAACAGTCTTCCAAATGGACTTGATACAGGGTCTTTAATTGCAAGCACTTACTATTATGTGTTTGCAATTTACAATTCTACAACATCTTCAGTTGCTACGCTTTCTTCTTTAAGCCCAACTGCTCCAACCCTTCCAACTGGATATACATATTTCCGTTTGATTGGTTTATTCCGCACTAATTCTTCTTCTCAAATTGATGCTTTGTATAACCAGAATGGCAGGGCGGTAAACTTTGGACAGACAGCAAATGTTGTTGTTACAACTCAATCTACGCAAGCGTCAAATAAGTATTGGTCTGGATCTGTTGCGTATGCTCCTTATCAGTATGTTGATAAAGCATTTTTCCGTTTTAGTCTTGTTGGAGCATCTACTACACAAACAGCAAACGTAGTTATTTCTAACACAGCCGCAGGATCTACAGGGCCAACTCAAACAGTGTTGGCAACTACTAATGAAATTTATGGTGCATTTATTGTTGCTCCATACGCCACTGCTGGAACAAATGTTGTATATGGGACAACAACAACTGTAGTTCCAAATAACTCCAATAGTTTTTTCAATATTTATACCACGGCTGTTCTTGGAACTGGTGATTCATTTACCCTTCAAATCTCTGGTTACGAGTTGAGCTTCCTCTAAAATGGCAAGTGATGGCAGAGTTTACGATGGATCTACGCTAACGATTGGAATGGATGCGGAAACGCATCCTTCAGTCCTTCCAGCGGAGTTTGTTTCATCGTGTGTAAACCGATCCTTTAGACAGGGAGTAAATGCTACTCGTCCTCCTTTTACAGAGATTCCGATTACGCCAGCATACGGACAAGACTCATCTATTCTTGCCGCATTCCAAACTGGAAACTTCCAAGG